CAGATAATCCGAATCGGCGATACCGAGAACTCAAAGTACCGATCCAGTCCCATCATCTGTACCGTCGCCTGAAAGGAGGAGAAGATCGTCTTGCGGATGTCCCCTACCTCTGCCCGACAGTACCAGATGTTGTTGTACTTCGATTGCAGCATGAGCATGGCCGCCGCCACCTCGTTGCTCGTCGTCTTGGCAGAACACCTTCCCGAAGGCTCCACAATCTCCGTGATATTGTCCATGAAGAGCGGCGCATAGGGCTGCGGCACTGTCACTGTCGTCGTCATGTCTCCACCCCGCAGGGCGCTATGTTGATATGTACCTGCACACCCTCGCTGTCCGTGTTCTTCTCCGGTTCGTCCAGCCGGTACCTCTTCGCCAGGCTCTTCGCCGCGTCCAGCCGATCCTTGACAGAGTTCTCCCTGTTCTTCATCACCTCAGAGAAAAATTCCAATACTTCCTGCGCTGTCGCAATGCGGCTCTCCTCTTTCTGCTGTGTGTGTAAAGTAATATAATCCTTGATGTTAGGTTTTGTTAAGTTCTCGCACCCAACAAACCGTGCGGTCTTCTCACTGTACCCCGCCTTGATCGCCGCCTCCGTCGCGTTCCCCGAAGCGATGTAATAATCGCAAAACGCCTGCTGCTTCGGTGTCAATTTCACATCGCTCCCTCCTCCTTTTTTGGCATGAAAAAAGCACCTTGTCTTTCGACTTGGTGCTCCTAATACTATTTGTTATTTACTCTTTCGCCAATGGGTCTCCATAAACATCTTTGCCCTCTGCCAATAATCGCTTTGCTTCTGCTATAGAGAGATGATTTGGCCCACCATAAATCTCATCTTCTGGATAATCAGATTCAGTTCCATCAAGTTCCCAGTAGCAATAGGGACATTCATCTCCTATCTCTACTTCATATTTCCCACAAACTGGACATTTTTCTTTATACATCTGTCAATCCCTTTTTGGTATCAAACCAACCTTTTTTTGAAACATAAAATGACCGGATCATCCCATCTTCATCGCATATTGCAACAATCAACGATTTTGGATCAAAACGATAATATCTCTCTTCTTTTTCACTATAATACAATTTGCCTCTATTGCTATTAAAAAAAGCTATTGCCGCCCTTTCATATTCTCGCTGATTCAACCCCATATCCTGCGCGTGCTTTATATGGCTTTTCGTATCCCTTCTTACAAAGCCATTTGCTTTGACTGGGTTCCTTTTTAACCCCATTTCAGCCATATCCCGGCCGGGATCGTCCGAATACTTCTTGACGGCCTCTCTGCGCTTGTCCCCCTCTGTTCCCTGCCGACCGCCGCCCTTGTAGGTGAACTTCCCCTCTTCGTCCCTCGGGTGCTTGCTCTCCTTAAACTCTGCCATAGCGTTCTCCTATCGAAAACGCCACACTTATTATATCACAGTTCCCCCTGCAATGCAATAGCGTGGCGTAATTTTCTACGCTATTATTTTAGCACATAAAAAGGGACATTTAAGGACAACTTATAATTTCTCTGATAAATTCCTGATAGCGGAATATTTCAATCTCTTGATATGCCTGTCGCAATACCCGTACTCCCTCGCCAGCTGGTAGTGCGTCCTGTCCCGCATGTAGTAGTCCGTCAGGATATTCCGCTCCTCGTAGGTAAGTCCTTCCATCGCCTCGGCGATCTGATCTTCTAAATCAAACACACGCTCTAACGCCCTGGCAAAGCCCTCACGCGCTTTTTCTATCCTCACGACTATTCTCTCGACCGGAGACGAGACAACGCCCACAGCCGCGATTTCACGCTCTCCCGAAGCCTGCAGAGCACCATAGTCCGATTCCAGCTCCTTTAAGTCCCTCTTCAGCCTGCACGCGTACTTCCTCGCCGCCTTCAAGTCCTTCAACAGTTCTCTCGTCTCCGTAAACGTCATGTCACCCTCCTTCCAGTTCTTCGTGTCGTGTTCCCCTGCGAACATCTTCTGCCTTGCGATAGCCGGCACAGAAGAGGACTTTCGCCAACCTGTGAAAATGATCGTCATCATCAAACAGACCATAAGCGAAATCTGTTCCTTCTAAGGCTATTCCTGCTTTGAAAATTTCTTCCGCCATTTCCTCTATCTGCTCTTCTCTCGTCATTTCTCTACCTCTTAAAACGGAAGCAGATCTTTCTGTATAAGTAATTTAAAAAGATCTACCAGTGCCTGGGTTTCATTATAAGTCAGTATTAAAATTTGATCTTTGTTTTTATCTTCTAAATTATAATTTCTCAATGTGATATTACCATCACTGTTGATACTCGCCTGACATTTGCCAAAGTACAAGCTTTCCTTTTCGTCTTTCTGCATTTCTCTGTTTATTATAATCATTTCTCTACCTCGTAAAGTTCATTTATTTCATCTAATTCATTTCTAATCAAGTCTCTTAAATCCTGAATATCTCTTTCCAAAGATCGCAATCGTAGATAATAATCTTCTCTTTCTATTATCTTGAGAGTGTAGAAATAATAACATAGACTATCCTCTTCTATCTCTACAATTTCGACAAAGACTGTTCCTTCCGGGTTCTCATTTATACTTTGTACCATTTCGTCTGTAACCTTTTTCGAACATTCATGATAACTTTTTATCTTGTTCGTTTGCTTATCCCTATATACTACCAGTTTCATTCCTCCGCCTCCTTAATGTCAACTCGAATAATTTTCCCACATTTGTATATCGTTACATTATCTTTTTCTAATTTGCTCGCTACCCCGCTCTTGATTATTTTTATTGCTTCTATTATCCATTCTGCTTTCATTCCGTCTCTCCTTCGAGCTCTTCGTCCCATATCCCGATTTGTCCCTTCAATCCCTCAGGTGAATTTTCCCACTCTACGCCGATATAATCCAACACGCGACCCCAGCCGTATCGCTCTCCGGTCTCTTCATCCCTTACGCAGTTCTTCATCCAGAACTCCCATTCTTTGGGATTATCCTCTTTCAGACGGTCAAACCGGTGCGGGCGTTTCTCCAAGTGAATTCCAAATCCGCACATAGAGCACCCTGTTCTCTGCGCTCTAGTTGTCCTCAGGGTTCCGTCTGCGTCTCGGATAATCTCTCCATACGCCCGGGGTACGGGTACTTCCAAATCTAAGGCCAGTTGCAACAGGTCTTGACGCGTGAAGATCGCAAACGGACAGGAGCGCGTTGTCGTCTTTCCGTAATAATTACAACCGTGCGCTACAAGCGATTTTTCTCTACGGCCACCTTCCGAAGCCATAAGCCCCAAATATGGGTAACTGTTATTCTGTTTCGCCCAATCGTTACAGGGCTTTTCTTTCATGTAGTAACAACAGTCTGCGCTTACCTTGAACGGAGCCGTTTGATAGGTTGTCCCGTATCTCTCATTTTCAGGACCTCCAAACAGTTCCAGCCACTTATGCGGCAACTGCATTCGCGTACCGGTTCGATATCCGCCCTGTTTTCCGCATTCTCCGGTCATAATTGCATGTCGTACCGTTGCATTCTTTTCCGTGGGGTGTTGTAACAGGGAAATCTTTGCAGCCTTTTCCTTACTGATCACGGGGAACCCAAACTCCTGAAGAACCTGCACCTTCGACCGATACGGAGCCAATGAGATTACCCCAAGCTGTTTATGTATTTCCTGATTGCCTTTGTCCTCAACGATCGAAACACTTATACCCGGAATATCCGGGTCAATGTATTTCCGCAGAAAGATCAGCAACGTGATACTGTCCAGGCCGCCGACCGAGACATGTACATTCGCACGGCGATTGCCGACAATCTCGTCATAGAATTCCCTGGCACGCAAGATTGCGTGTGTTACTTTTGCTTCATATGGCAACGACTGTTTCTGTTTAAACGCCCACTGTTCCATTGTCCTCTCCCACTCTCTTCCAGTCGATTGAATCATGATCGACATAGTGCAGCCTTCCGCACGCCGGGCAGCGTCTCTGCTCCGGTGTCATGAATGGACTGATCTTAAACCCCAGCTGTTCCCCGCACGGACACACCCTGCCTTCCTCGTCGCCGTTCATCCTTCTACCTCAAAATGCAGTTTTGCAAGTTCAATCAGCTTGAGATATTCTCTGCCATACAGATTGTCTCCGTGGGTTTCCTTCACTTTTGCTTCAAACTCTTCCAGCGTGCCAAGGAAACATCCACATACCACAGTTATTCCTCCATCATTGCGATAAATAGTCGTTGTTCCATATCTGCTGCCAAGTCCCGCTATACAGAAAATGTCTTCGACTGATTTAACCTGTGCGTCGCCAG